GCTAATCATGATATATATACAAATGGTACATATAACATAGCGGTTCCAAGACATAAAGAGATTAAAGAACGAACAGCACACATTATTCTTCAAGAGGCGGGGATTGAATAATCCCCTTTGCCTCTGGAATTTGATAACTGCATATAATAGATATATGAAAATGAAGAGGAGGTCGATAAAATGTCAGTAGCTGTGTATCCGGTTATTCTTTCAGAAGATAATGACGGCTATGTTGTGCAAATCCCTGATTTTAGAACAGCAACAGAAGGGAAGGATTTAAGTGACGCTATCTTTATGGCAAGAGATGCGATAGGATTATTAGGCATTGAGTTAGAAGATGAAGGGAAAGAACTACCAACCCCGTTTACAAGAAAAGTTGAAAAGCAGGCTGGGGATATCGAAACATTGGTAGATGTTGATTTTACCGAATATAGAAAGAAACATGATAATCGCATGGTAAGAAAAAATTGTACAATACCATATTACCTAAATGAAGAGGCAGAAAAAAGAGGACTCAACTTTTCAAGGATTTTACAGGAGGCATTAACACAAAAAATGGGAATGAATTAAAATGAGCAGATAAATTTTGAAAAAAATAAAAGTTTGTCGGAAATGTCGGTTGAAAATGTGTTATAGTTAGGATGAAAGAGGTGTGGACGTAAGTACATGCCTCTTCGCCATATAAGAAACTTGCTAATGAATAAGGGGGATTACATAAGGCCTATGTGGTCCCCACCCTCCGTTATATAGGAAAATATAACAGAGAATGAACAATTTACTTTTGCAACGAAAGAATTTAACCATTGTTAACATACTTGAAAGAAGAAAGCAGAACAGAATACAAAGACAAAAGAATGTTAAGCGCAGGCAGAATGTAACAGAAATATAAGGGAAAAAGACAAAGAAACAAGGCAAATCACAGTAAAATAATAGGCAAAAAAGCGTGGTGTTTGGTGGGTTTGATAGGTTCTTTACGACATTTTTAGTTGAGTTGAGGGTCGAATCGAGCCCGGGCTTTGGCTAGCTACTGAAAATTTTATAGGCATTTCCGTTTCCGGACATACGGAAATTAAAAAAATGGTCACAATGGCCATTTTTTTTAATGCCTTGATTTTACTGGGGAAAACAACGTTTTCGAGGAGTTGAAAATGACAAAAAATACAAGCTCAGAAGACTTAAAAAAAATAACCGTGAACGGAAATACAATGGGTGAAATACTCGGAGTAGGTGACAGAATGGTGAGAGACCTGGCAGAAGATGGAACACTGGAAAGAAATGGTAGAGGAAGATATTTGTTAATGGAATCACTCAGACGCTACATTCTTATGCTAAAGGTGAGTAAATCGGATGGGAAAAGTGCCACAGATGATACTTATATAGACTTAGATAGTGAGCGTGCTAAACATGAACGCCTAAAAACACAAATAACAGAGATAAAATTACAGTTAATCAAAGGAAATGTTCACAGGTCGGAAGATGTAGAGCGTGTTATTACGGATATGTTCGAAAAATTCAAATCAAAAATGCTGGCTATTCCGCCAACCATGGCAAGGAAGCTGGAAGGAAAAAGCAGGCAGGAGATACAGGACATCTTGCTTGATAAGATTACAAAGGCTTTGGTCGAATTATCAGACTACAAGCCGGAAGATTATTATTCCAAGGAGTACATAGAACAGGAGGACGACGCAGAGGTGAGTGCGAATGAGCCAGAAGGAAGTTAATTACAACACCTTAAGTTTTATATGCAACTTAACAAGGACATTACGGCCAACAGAGCAGCTTTCATTAAGTGAGTGGGCTGACAGATATATGGTGCTGCCAGAAGGCTCCAGTGAATCCGGAAAGTTTTCAACCAGCAATATACCGTACCAGAAAGATATATTGGACGCAATCACGGATTCGAGCATCACAGACGTGACAATCATGTCATCGGCACAGGTAGGAAAGACAACCATATTGTTGTGTGGGATTGGGTATTACATAGAGCATGAACCGACAACACAGTTGATTGTGCTGCCAACATTACAGCTTGCAGAGAGATTTTCAAAAACGAGATTGGCAAAGATGATTGGAGATATACCGGAAATTAAAAAGAAAATAGGACCGGCGAGAACAAGAGACTCCAGCAATACCATTCTATTCAAAGAGTTTCCGGGAGGGCATGTAGTACTTGCCGGAGCAAACTCGCCGGCTTCGTTAAGCTCTATGCCACTTAGAATTATATGGATGGATGAGGTTGACCGTTTTCCTGAATCTGCAGGTGAAGAGGGTAATCCGGTAAAGCTGGCAGAGGCAAGGGCGAAAACATTTTGGAACAAAAAGTATATCAAAACGTCAACGCCGACAATCATGGGAAAATCGAAGATTGAGGCGGAATACAAAGAGGGTACTATGGAGCAATGGTGTGTAAAATGTCCTAAATGCGGAGTGTGGCAGCCGTACAATTTTAAAAAAGTAAATTTCAGTGATCTGACAATGTCGTGTATCGGATGCGAGGCGAGGGTGCCGGAAATGGAGTGGAAACATTCAGAACATAAGTGGATAGCACAGCAGCCGGATGTAAAAGGACACAGGTCCTTTCATCTAAATGAATTGGCAAGCCCTTACGTTGAATGGAAAGATATTATAGATGAGTTTAAAAAAGCATATGAAAAGGTGGAAAAGTTTCATGACACACAAGATTTAAAGACATTCATAAACACAGCACTGGGAGAATGCTGGGACGAAACAATGGTAGATGGAAATGCCATTGATGAGGACACGCTGATGAAAAGAGCAGAACATTACGGCGCAGAGATACCAGATGGAGTGTTACTGTTAACAGCCTCAGTGGATGTTCAGGATGACCGTTTTGAGATAGAGGTGCGAGGATGGGCGAGAGATACCGAAACATGGGGTTTATATAAAACAGAGCTTTATGGCAATCTGGAAAAAAAGGAAGTATGGGAAAGATTAGAAGACTATCTAAACACAACATTCCGTTTTGATGACGGGAGAGAATTGAATATAGCAGGGATTGGGATTGATACCGGCGGAAATCATACCAACCAGACGTACAAGTGGGTACGGGACATGACCAACAAGGGAAAAAGGGTTTATGGATTAAAGGGATATGCCGGAAAGGCTGATATACCACTGATACACAAGACAACGAAGGTTGACATTAAATATAAAACAAAAGAAGGAAAAGAGATAGTGGTAGACCATACCACAATACATATTATTGGTACAGATGCCGGAAAAGATGATATCACCAACCATTTGAAGATTACAGATCCCGGAGAGGGATATTGCCATTTTCCCAAGGACAATGGCAGAGGATATGACAAGACATACTATGAAGGATTGTTATCAGAACACAAGATTACAAAAAAAGTAAATGGATACTACAAAGAGGTGTGGGTGAAAAATTCAACCGGAATACGAAATGAGCCACTTGATTTGTTCAATTACAATTACGCAGTTATGACGCTGTTAAGACCTGTATGGGGATATCTGGAACAGAATCTTACCAGAGGAATCAACTATACAAAGTTGAAAAAAAAGACCTCCAGCGGAGCCGGAAAGAGAAGAAAGGTTGTGAATGGAATTAGATGAAAGTATCAAAGCAGAGGATAGAACGATTGAAAAAAAGGCTGGACCAGTATTATGAGGCAGAGGAAAAGATTTTACTGGGACAATCAGTAACGATAGACGACCACCAGATTACCAGGGCGAGCTTGTCCGCTGTACAGGACAAGATTAAAGAGCTGGAAGAACAGATAGAGGCGTTAGAAACATACGGAAGCAAGAAAAGAAGGACAATGCGTGCTGTTCCATGGGAGTAGGTGAATAGATGAATATTATTGACAAAGCAATATTTACAATCAGTCCCAAGAAAGCAAAAGAACGTGCTGCTATGAGGGCACAGATAGAGACCATTGAAACAGGCAGGAATATGATGAAAGGCCTTGTTACAAACAGCGGATATTCCAATGGCGGTGCTGCCAAAAATAAAACATGGACGAAGGGATATCGTTCTACCAGTGGTTCGGCGAAAAGGGATATTGAAGAAAATCGGAAAACGCTGAGAGAGCGGAGCAGAGACCTAGCCATGAATGCGCCGATTGCAGCGGGAGCAATTGGATCTACGAGAACATCATGCGTGGGGCAGGGGTTACGGCCCAAACCTACCATAGACCATGAAATATTAGGGATTAGCAGGGAAGAGGCAAGAAACATTGAAAGAAAAATAAAAAAAGAGTTCTCCCTGTGGGCTGATAGTACATATTGCGACATGGCAGACCAGAACACTTTCTATGAACTGCAGCAGATTGCTTTTGCGGATTGGCTTAAAAACGGAGAGGCATTCGCCCTGGTGAAGTACGAGGAAGAAACGGCAAATATGCCTTATACGTTGCGGTTACAATTAATTTCCGCTGACAGAATAAGCACCCCGGGAAGTGTAAGCGGAGAGTATGACGGAACAGATAAGACCTGTAAAAACGGTAACAAAATTATAAACGGAATAGAGGTTAATCCGTCCGGGAAAGTAATAGCTTACCACATATCTTCAAAGTTTCCGGGGGAATATGGAACGCAAAAGCTTGAATGGACGAGAGTACAAAAGAGAGGGGATATTACAGGCAATCCTAATATTTTACAGGTTTATAACGCAGAGCGGGCAGAGCAATACAGAGGTGTTCCTTATTTGGCGCCGGTAATTCAATCAATTAAGCAGATTTCAAGATATACAGAAGCAGAGATTATGGCAGCAATTATTAATTCCTATTTCACACTATTTATTACAACAGAAACAGGGAACGACATGGAGCTTGGTGCATATAAGGGAGAATATGATGATTATGCGGATACAGAATATGACAACGACGGAAATCCAATAGAAAACGTGGCACAAACCTATGGGCAGGACGATGACGAGGATGATGAAGTAAAAATTGGTCCGGGGCTTGTCAATTTTTTAAAAACAGGGGAGAAAGTAAATCCGGTGGAAAGTACACATCCGTCCGGAGGATTTGGAACGTTTGTAAGCGCCATGTCTGAACAGGTGGGAGCTGCTTTAGAGATTGCCCCGGAAATACTATTTAAGAAATTTTCAGCTTCTTTTTCTGCTTCTAAAGGAGCATTAAACGAAACGTGGCGCTCTTTCGGAATGAGAAGAAACTGGTTTGTTACAGATTTTTGCAAGCCGGTATATGAATTATGGATGAACGAGGCAGTAGCCTCAGGAAGAATTACAGCGCCCGGGTATTTCAATGATCCGATTGTTAGAGCGGCATACAATAATGCGACATGGAACGGACCAGCACAAGGATGTCTTAATCCGTTGCAAGAAGTAAACGCTGCCGTAACCAGGATTGGAAATGGGTTGTCAACCCATGAGGACGAGTGCGCAGCCATGAATGGTTCAGATTTTGAAGATAATGTTAGAACTTTGGAGAGCGAAAACAAGTTGTTAAAGAAAGCTCTTGGCGAGGAGGAAGTAAAAAATGGTGACAATTAAAATCAGTGGAGCAATCACAATCAATGATTACAAAGATATATATGATTGGTGGGGGATGGAATGTACCACTCCTAAGATGTTACAAGATGCGCTGGAAAAAGCCGGCGGGGAAGACATCACATTAGTGATTAACTCCGGTGGAGGAGTATGCGTTGCTGCGTTTGAAATGGTACAGGATTTAAAGAATTATAAGGGCAACATTGAAGTAAATGTAATATATGCGGCCTCGGCGGCTACATTGATTGCCTGTGCAGGTAATAAAACTCTGGTGGCGAAGGCATCCGTTTATATGATTCATAATTCACAGGGACGTGCAGAGGGAGATTACCGGGATTTGGGCGACGAAGCTAATGCGCTTCAACAATTTAATGAAAGCATTATTAACATCTATGAGGACAAAACCGGTTTAACAAGGGATGAAATTCAAAAATTAATGGATGAAAATACATACATGGCGCCGCAGAGAGCAATAGAGCTGGGGTTTGCAGATGGTTTCATTGATGAAAACAACGATGAATTGAACTGGGTAGCGGCCGCCGCCGGTGTACCGGTCATTACACCGGAACGGGCAGCAGAGATAAGAGAGCTTATCAAAAATGAAGAAAACAGTGCCATCACTGTTTCAAATAATCAAACAAAGAAAGGAGCAACAGAAATGACGTTGGAGGAATTATTGCAGCAAAATGCAGAGGCAAGAGCTGAGTATGATGCAGCAATCAAAAAAGCAAAGAATGAAGGAAAGGAAGAGGCAAAAGCAGAGAATGCGGAGGCAATCGAAAATGCGGTAGCTGACGAGAGAAAGCGCCTTCAGGATTTAGATGCAATTGCCGGAAATGTCACGGAAGAGGCTTTGAATGAGGCAAAGTATGGTGATGAGCCAACGGATGCTAAGACACTTGCATTTAAAGCAATGACAGAAAACAAAATGTTGGCCGCAAATTACATGAAGAATGCAGTGGCAGACAGTAACGCAAGTGGAGTGACGGGTGTAAACAGTACGCCGGATGAGGATGATGAAGTAGATGCCTCAGACGAGATGGCGGGATACATTAATAGCAGAAAGAGAGGAAAGAAGAATGGCAGAACAGCTAAATAAGACAATTGCGGAGATGGAGTATGATGAGTTGATTTATGACAATTCGCACGAGATTGATGCAAAAAATGTGTCTGTGCAGGTTACAGGCAGCGGGACATTAAAGCGTGGGCAGTTACTGGATATCAAAGATGGTGAGAGAGAGCGACATGTTAAAGATGGAGAGGCAGATGCCATTGTTGCCAGAGACGTAGCGTACACAGAAGATGGTTCGGTCATTGCATCGGTTTATATTTCAGGAACATTCAGAACCAACAGGCTGGTGACAGATGAAACATTGACAGATGCAGATGTAGAAACCTTAAGAGGAAAAGGAATTTATTTAAAGTAGGAGGTAGAAAAAGTGATTACAGACACAAGAGTTTTAATAAATACAATTCACAAATCCTATCCGGTGGTGCAGTTCTTTAAAGACAGATATTTTCCGGATGGTAGAAGCTTTTACTCAAGCAAGGCATTGATTGAGGTAAAGAAGAAGGGAAGAAAGATTGCGCCATACGTTGTGCCGGTTGTTGGCGGTATCAAGATGGAGAGCGAAGGATACAGGACAGAAGAGGTGAAAGCACCTTATATTGCACCTAAAATGACAATTACACCGGAAGACCTTGAAAAGAAAGCATTTGGAGAGTCACCGGAAAGCGAGCGTTCTCCCGAAGACCGAGAGAATGAGGTGGAAGCAGAACATATGGATGATTTGCGAAAGTCAATCCTGAGAAGACAGGAACAGATGTGTGGAGAAATCTTAACCACCGGACAACTGCTCATGGACCATTATGCATCAGCGGAAGATGCGGCAAATAAGAAGAATGCAGATCAGATGTATTTGCAGTTTTACGATAAGGAATTTGGAAACAAATATAACCTTCCGTCAAACTTCAAAGAGATGTCTGCAAAAGAAAAGCTCATTGAGATTTATAAAATGGTTGCGGTTTTGAAGAGACGTGGTGTGCGTGCAACTGACATGGTAATGTCCGATGACGTATCCATGCTGTTTATGACAGATGAGGAGTTTCTGGAATATTACAACAAGCGTGATGTTCAGACAGGAACCATTAAACAGGAAGAGTTACCGGAAGGTGTGACCTATAACGGAAACATCAA